TTATTTGAATAGTTTTTGACTTGCTACAACTCTACCTACAATCTTAATCTCGTCATCTTTTCCGTATACTTGTGGATAGTGACTAGGATTGTTTGATTCAGGAATTAAAATAATTTGGTCGTTGTTGTAACGTATTCTTTTGACAGTACCGTTGTACCCATTGACTAATACAACGCCTAATTGACCATTTTCAACAGTCGAATCCTTTTCAACAACTACAACGTCACCTTCTTGAAAGAGTTTGTCCATACTATCCCCAGACACTTGTAATCCGAATTCTTCTTTGTTAGAACTCAAATTTTTAGTAGCGAAGTATATGTAATCGATTAAATTTTCTTCTGCGTAAATAGGCATGCCAGCAGATATCTTTGATACAACTGGTATTTTTTTAACTGGTAGTGTATCAAGTTGCACGATTTTGCTAGGTGATTCAACAAGTGATGATTTTTCTACTCCGAAGTATTTGGCTAACATTTCGATTTTGTCTATTCTCGGGTACGTTTTTGCGTTAATCCAATCTGATAAAGTTGTATAACTTATTTTTAAGTCTCTAGACAATTTATTTCTATCAATATTATTTTCTTTCATGAGACGAGAAATATTTTTTGCCATAATTTCTTTGTTGCCTAACATTATAAATTCAATCCCTTCATCTAATACTACACACTCATTATACGACTTAATCGTAAAATACACAAGATAAAAAATAAAATTACGGTTTAAGTGTTGACATTACGTTTAAACCGTAATATACTTAAGTCAGTTATTAAGCAAGGAGGTACTACAATGACACAAATCATCGTTAAAAAAGAACCGGTAACATTAAAGACACTGAGAGCTAAATATGATTTGACTCAAGCTAAAGCTGGCGCTAAAGTTGGCGTGTCTGCTGATGTGTGGCATAACTGGGAAAAAGGAAAGACTTTCCCTAATGTTCCGCAGTTAAAAAAGATAGAAGAAAAATTTGACATATCCTACGATGATATTATTTTTTTAACCAAAAATAACGGTTAAACCGTAAAAGGAGGAATGAACAATGCAAGCATTACAAACATTTAATTTTAAAGAGCTACCAGTAAGAACAGTGGAAATTGAAAACGAACCTTATTTTGTAGGAAAAGATATTGCTGAGATTTTAGGATATGCAAGGGCAGACAATGCCATCAGAAATCATGTTGATAGCGAGGACAAGCTGACGCACCAATTTAGTGCATCAGGTCAAAACAGAAATATGATCATTATCAACGAATCAGGCTTATACAGTTTAATCTTTGACGCTTCTAAACAAAGCAAAAACGAAAAAATCAGAGAAACCGCTCGAAAATTCAAACGCTGGGTAACATCAGATGTCCTACCAGCTATTCGCAAACACGGTATCTACGCAACAGACAATGTAATTGAACAAACATTAAAAGATCCAGACTACATCATTACAGTGTTGACTGAGTATAAGAAAGAAAAAGAGCAAAACTTAGTTTTACAACAAGAAATCGGAGAACTAAAACCCAAAGCAGACTATGTAGATGAAATCTTAAAGTCAACTGGCACATTAGCTACAACTCAAATCGCGGCAGACTACGGGATTTCAGCACAAAAGTTGAATAAGCTACTACACGAAGCTAGATTACAACGAAAAGTAAATAAACAGTGGGTGCTTTACTCAGAACACATGGGCAAGAGTTACACAGAATCAGACACTATAGCAATTGTACGCTCTGACGGTAGAGAAGACACAGTTTTACAAACTAGATGGACACAAAAAGGCAGATTGAAAATACATGAAATCATGACTGAATTCGGTTATGAAGCTAACGTAACTGCTTAACAGGAGGGCGCAGCAAATGCAAGCTCAAAACAAAAAAGTCATCTATTACTACTATGACGAAGAAGGTAATAGACGACCCGTTAATATTCAATACAACGATGGCTACGACTTAATGATAGACCCGCGTTTTATTGAAATGACGCTTGAAAGACATCCGCATTTAAAAAATAACTTTTATGGATTAATAGATGGAAAAGAATTTAAGTTAGATTAAATTTTTGGAAATGCAAAGGAGGCATAACAAATGTTACAAAAATTTAGAATCGCGAAAGAAAAAAATAAATTAAAACTCAAATTACTAAAGCATGCTAGTTACTGTTTAGAAAGAAGTAACAACCCTGAATTGTTGCGAGCAGTTGCAGAGTTGTTAAAGAAGGTTAACTAAATTAGGCCTTATTATTACTTTTTAGAATGTGAACAATAGGTCGATAAAAAACTTAATAAACAAACTATAGCAACTATCAATGAATTTTGAATATGTAAATCGTTCTCGTTTATATAGTTTGTTACAAAGATTTGAATGTCAGCACCTGCTGCAATGCCATTAGACCATCTTATTAACTTTTTGAAAGGATGTGGAAAATCATTTTCGATACGTTTGACAAATTCATCGTGTCTCTTGTAGGTACTTTGCTCATTTATTGGATAGGTCGAATTGATGGCTTCAGCCAAAGTAGAGATAGCAGTTGGATTGATATAAAAATCTCTAATGGTCTGTTGTGCTTGAAGTACAATCTCATCATCAAACCTATAGAGTTCCTTAAAAGATTTTATCGTTTCTTCAGAAAATAAATTTCTTTGAAATGTTAGAGATGAAAAAGAATTACGCAAATTAAAATTCATTTCAATTAAGTTGTTTAGATGAAAGTCTACTTTGAAGTCAGAAAATAAATTTATGTTGTTTCTATTAATTATATCTAATTGGTACTTAGGTTTTAAAGATTGTTTAATTGCCATACTTTTAGAAATTTCAACATTACTAATTACGTTATTAATAGAAAAACGAACATTTTTTAAAGGATCAATATACACCAATATCACCTCCTTTCACTAGGAGATAACAACATTATACACGAAAGGAAAGATAGAAATGCCACATATTTTAAACGTAACCGTTCCAATACCTGAAACACATGTACTTATCACAAAAGATGAATATGATGAGCTAATTGGTTATTCATTAGACCCTGTATGGAACATGAGTGACTTAAAGAAGAAATTAAAAATTGCATCTGATGAGACTATCAAGGACAGATTACTATTTCATCCTAGATTTGAAAAAGAACTAAGAGCGCAAGGAATTGTGCATTACCCAGATGAGAATTTTAATCGCTGGAGATTTAACGCAAGAAAGATGAATAAATTCGTCGATGAGCATTTCAATGAAATATATAAGGAGAGAATAAAATGAGCAACATTTATAAAAGCTATCTATTAGCAGTATTGTGCTTCACAGTCTTAGCAATTGTACTCATGCCGTTTCTATACTTCACTACAGCGTGGTCAATTGCGGGATTCGCAAGCATAGTGACATTCATATTTTATAAGGAATACTTTTATGAAGAATAAAAAAACTGCTACTTGTTGGAGCAAGTAACAGTGACAAACATTTATCAAAATATACAACTTAATTAAATCAAAATATACGGAGGTAGTCAATTATGGCTGAAAATTATAAAGACATGACGCAGGAAGAGTTAAGAGATTTATTGGCTGAAAAGAATGGAGAATTGTTTGATTTAGCGAGCGAAATCGATGAAGAAACTGAATTTGATATTTTGTTTTTCTCAGCAATAGGAGTTAGCGACGGAGATTTCATAAAAAGTTCAAGTTCTGCGCTTGGCAATGCTTTTAATCTTGCTGAATTATTGGATAATGCTACTAATTTCGACGATGTCATTAACGCCATTCAAAAACGTAAACTACAAAAATTTCTTGCTATAGATAACAACAAGGAGGGCTAAAAAATGTATTACAAAACGGGTGACGTATGTCGAAAAATAATCAATGTAGATGGCTTTGATTTTCAATTAAGAGTTAAGAAACGAGCGTATAGCGTCGAAATAGTTGTTCTAGATCCTGAAAGGAATTCAATTGACGGGCTACTAGTTTCTGATGAGAACGATCTATACACAGCTTTAGATATTTTGAAACAAAGTATTTATGAGTGGATTGAAAATAACACA